AGTTCAGCAGGTGTATCATCTTTTGATGCTAACACAATGGCAGTAGAAGCTGGTACTGGTATAACAACTGGCACTGGAACTATTTATAGAAGCTCTGTTCAAAGAGTTGGTGGTATAATAACAACAAGAATTTTAATTGACTTAACTGGTTTAAGATCAACTGGTTCAGGCGATATTATAGGTGTTAATGGTACATCTTTAGTTTGTCACATTGGTCAAATAACTGCTGCTAGAAATGGTACAATCTTAACAGGTAGTATGGAATGTTTCGAAGCACCAGCAGGTGGTGATCCAGATATTAACGTACACTCTGCAACAGAGGGAACTGGTGTTGAAGATGGTGCTATTGCTGACTTAACTGAAACATTATTAGTTAATGCTGGTGATGCAACACTTGGAAGTAAAGTATACTTTACTGCCGTCCCAGCCGCAGATTCTTTTTTATATCTAACAACTGGTGATGCAACAGATGCAGATTACACAGCAGGTAAGTTATTCATCGAGTTAATGGGTTACGAAGCATAGTTAGGAGAGTAATATGGCGAGTTTATCAGATGTACGAGCACTGACAATAAGCGATGAAAACGCTGCGAGTACAACAAGAATAGCAGCTGCCGCTAGACCAACTGCCGCTTTTACTTTAGCTAACACTACACATGCAAATGGTACGGCAAGAAATGTTACAGTAACAACGACTGGAACTGGAGACAATGCGAAGACAGTAACAGTTGTTGGTACGGATGTTTTTGGTGACTCCTTAACAGAGGTTATTACCTCTACTAGTTCGGCAGAAACAGTGGCAGGTTCTAGCTTGTTCTTAACAATCACTTCGGCTACTTGTTCAGCACAATATGCTGCAAATGTATCTGTCGGTTCGGGTTCTGTATGTGCTCAAGCCGTAGAGGGTGCTAACCGAGTTAGGATAAAGGGTTTTGCAGTGGTGTCTGGTGGCACAGCAGGGGATGTAGAGTTTATAAACGGATCTCCAGAAAGTGGCACGACATTGTTTAAATCTAGAACAATAGGCACTGCAAACGACACTGTAGATAGAACAGTTCCATCTCAAGGTGTTTTGTTTGATAGTGGAGCCTCTATTAAGTACACAGTGGATGTTGCAGATAACATTACGGTGTTTTACGCATAGAGGGTTGAATGGCTAGAAAACCAGACAAGCAACCACCTAAAACTAAAAAGTATTTCCGCTCCACTAAGTCTGGAGCGGGAATGACAAAGGCGGGTGTTGCTCGTTATAGAAGAGATAATCCAGGCAGTAAGTTAAAAACTGCTGTTACTGGTAAAGTTAAACCTGGGAGTAAAGCAGCTAAAAGACGTAAGTCATTCTGTGCTAGAAGTGCAGGCCAGATGAAAAAGTTTCCAAAAGCAGCTAAAAATCCTAATAGTCGTTTGAGGCAGGCAAGAAGAAGATGGAAGTGTTAACTTTGAAAAATATTATTAGTGGTGTCATAGGCGCTGTAACTGCCTCTTTTTTTCTTTGGACTACCTCTACGCTTGTAGAAGTTGACAAAAGAACTGCGATTACAGAAGTTAAAGTAAAAGAAAACAACGAGATGATAAAAGTCTTGTGGACAGAATTTATAAAAAGGAAAGATGATGGCGATCTCGCGGGGTTCAATGTCAAAACAAATTTCCAAACCTGGAGGTAAAAAGTGGAGTGCCAAGAGGAAGAGAAAGATCGATTGCTCACGACCTAGAGGATTTTCTGAAAGAGCACATTGTGCCTCTAAAAAAAGGAGAAGTGGTAAGAGGTAGTCCAGTTAAATACTGCGTGTACTGTAAACATAAAAAATGGTCATGTATTTGTAATAAAAAAAGGAGAATGTAATGCCAAAAGACGCATGTTATCATAAGGTAAAAGCCAGATATAGGGTATTTCCATCAGCGTATGCCTCGGGTGCTATCGCAAAATGTAGAAAAGTTGGCGCTGCAAACTACGGAACTGGTGGTAAAAAGAAGAAGAAAAAAGCCGAAGGTGGTTTAATGGCGGCTATAAAGAGAGTTGACAGAGAGCAGTCAATGAAAGCCAAAGAGGGCAAAGTCGTAAGAATGACTAAACGAAAGTCAAGTAATCCTAACATAGCACGAGGTTGTGGTGCTATCATGTCAAACAGAAGAAAAAAGACAAAGTACGCATAATGGCAGTTAGAAAAACAAAAGCTGGTTTAGCACTCAAAAGATGGTTCAAGGAAGACTGGAAAGATCAAAGAACTGGTAAACCTTGTGGTCGTCAAAAGGGTGAAAAAAGAGGTACTCCCTACTGTAGACCAACGAAACGTATTTCTAAAAAAACACCAAAGACAGCATCAGAGATGACAGCAACTGAAAAACGTAGTAGGATAGCACAGAAGAAAAGAATAGGACAACCAGCAGGTAAGCCTAGAAGAGTTAAAGCATTGAGAAGAAAGAAGAAATAAATGGCAACTTCAAGCTCAAGAGATTTTGATTTAGACGTAGGGGAACTTATTGAGGAGGCATACGAAAGGTGTGGCTTAGAGATGAGAACTGGGTACGATGCTAAAACTGCTAGAAGATCTTTGAATCTTATGTTTGCAGACTGGGCAAACAGAGGACTTAATTTATGGACAGTAAAACAAGCAACTGTATCTGTTAGTTCTGGAACCGCATCTTATACTCTTGTGGACAGCACAGTCGTAGATTTACTAGAAGTTGTATTACGAAATAGCAGTGGTACTGATTTTACTCTTACACAAATGAGCCGTAGTGAATATTTAAGAATACCAAATAAAACAAGCACTGGACAACCAAGTCAGTATTTCTTTGACAGACAAGTTACACCTACAATTACGTTGTGGTCTACTCCTGATGACTCTTACACTTTGGTCTTTTACTATGTAAGACGAATAGAAGATGCAGACGCTTTGGTTAATACAACTGACGCACCTTTTAGATTCTTACCTTGTATGGCAGCTGGACTTGCTTATTATATAGCTATAAAACGAGCACCAGATAGAATACAGATACTCAAAGCTATCTATGAAGAAGAGTTTCAAAGAGCCGCAGCAGAAGATGCGAGTAGCACACCACTAAAGTTGACACCTAATATTTCATACTTGAGGTACTAATGGCTAGGTACGCAAGTGGTAAAAGGGCATACGGATATTCAGATCGGTCTGGCTTTCGCTATCGTTTGCGTGACATGAGAAAAGAATGGAATGGACTAAAAGTAGGTCCAGACGAGTACGAGGCTAAACACCCACAGTTAGAGCCTAATTATCCAGGCCCAGACCCCACAGCATTGTATGAACCAAGACCAGACAAAAGAACAGAAGTATCTGTAGAAAATTTATTAGGATTGAATCCATTTTTATCTACAGCTAGTAGTGCATCTATCACAGTCATAGAACCATCACATGGTAGATCAACAAGTGACACTGTTAGATTCAGAGATGCGACTGGTTTTGATGGGTTTACAGCAACTGTTTTGAATAATTCTTCTGGTTATGCTATAACCAAAGTAGATGATAATACATATACGTTTACAGCAAGTAGTGGCACTGCTACAACTGGAGGAATAAGAGGTGGTGGAGGATCTGTCACTGCTGGACCTGTAACATTGGGGACATAAATGAGTTTTACAAAAGCAACATTAACAACAGCAATACAAGATTATACTGATAATTCAGAAACAACTTTTGTAAACAACATACCTAACTTTGTAAAAGCTGCCGAAGAAAAGATATTAAAAAGTGTAGACCTAGATTATTTTAGAAAGAATGTAACAAGTGCGTTAACATCATCAGACGAGTTTCTTACAGTGCCAACTGATTATCTTGCATCCTTTTCTTTACAGATAACCACATCTGGGTCTGAAAGTTTTTTGTTACAGAAAGACGTAAATTTTTTAAGAGAATACACACCAGCTTCAACAACAACTGGACTACCAAAATATTATGCTAGATTTGATGAAGATAACTTTATTCTAGCACCCACACCAAACAGTAATTATACAATACAATTAAATTATTTTTACAGACCAGCCAGTTTAACGGCAGGTTCTGACAGTGGTACAACATGGGTTAGCACTAATGCACCTTTTGCTTTACTTTACGGAACTCTCATAGAGGCTTATACTTTTATGAAAGGTGAGCCAGATGTGATACAAAACTATAATGGACTGTTTACACAATATCTAGAAAGAGTAAAAGATCTTGGAGAAGCAAGAGAAAACACAGATGGTTATAGAGTTGGTCTGCCATCGAGACCGAGAACATAGGAGTAGAAAATGGCAACAGCAAATGCAGCAACCACCTTCTTGGAAAATAGACTTTTAAGTTTTATTTTTAAAAACAACGCGGCATCGTTTAGTTCACCTGGAGATGGTATATATGTCGGGTTAGCAACAGCAGTATCTAATTTTAATGACTCAACTGGTGAATCTGGAGATCCATCAATAACAGAAGCTACGTTTACAAATTACGCAAGAGTGCAAGTTACTGCTTCAAACTGGACTTTGACGGCTGAGTCTGCCGATACACAAACAATTAAAAACGCCGCTAATATAGAGTTTGCCGCATCTGGTGGTACAAACAACACAATCACTCATGTGTTTGTAACAACCGCAGCTAGTGCTAGTTTAGATGTAGTTGGATCTGGTGGTAACGTATTATTTATAGGTGCGTTAGATGCAAGTAAAACAATAGCGAGTGGTGATATATTTAGAATAAACGCAAACAACTTAACAATAGAGTTGAAGTAATGGCTTTAGTATTAAACGACAGAGTAAAAGAAACTACAACCACAACTGGAACTGGCACACTTACATTAGCTGGTGCAGTTACTGGATTTGAAACTTTTGCTGCTGGTGTTGGAAACAGTAATACTACATACTATGCAGTTACATTACCTGGAACAACAGAGTTTGAGGTCGGTTTAGGTACACTTAGCAGTGATTCAAGCACTATGGCTAGAACTACAATTATCAGTAGTTCAAATAGCGACAGTGCAGTTAATTTTAGTGCTGGTACAAAAACAATCTTTTGTACAATACCTGCATCAAAGTCAGTGTTTTTAGATGCAAGTGGTAACGCAACATTAGGTGCAGATCTATCTATAGGTGATGACCTTACTGTAAATGGTGGTGTAATTGAACTTAAAAACACTGGAGCACAATCAGAATTAAGAATGTATTGTGAAAGTTCTAATGCACACTATGCAGCATTAAAAGCACCAGCACACTCTGACTTTGCTGGTAATACTACGTTAACACTTCCTGCAACCACAGATGTTATAGTTGGTAGAGCAACTACTGATACACTCACAAATAAAACTTTGACTGCACCAACATTAACTGGCACAGCAGTTATGGCAGACTTAGATATATCTGGTGATGTAGATGTTGATGGCACATTAGAAGCAGACGCAATTACAGTAAACGGAACTGCACTTAATACAGTTATTGCAGGTGTAACAGTAACAAACGCAACTAACTCTGCTCATGTGTTAGTTACAGATAATGAAAGCACTGATGAAGAAAACTTAATTACATTTGTTGAAGATGCTACATCTAGCACTGGTAATGTTGGATTAGAAATGGATGGTAATTTAACTTATAATCCAAGCAGTGGCACAGTAACTGCCACAATATTCAAAGGTAACATAGATGCAGTAGATGGTGACTTTGATGGCACACTAGAGGCAGATGCTATAACATTAAATGGAACAGCAGTTACAACAACTGCTACATTATCAACTGGTATATCTAATGGTAATGTATTAGTTGCGACAAGTGGTATAGCAGATAATGATTTTTTAAGAGTTGATGGTACAAGTATAGAAGGCAGAAGTGCCTCTGAAGTATTGTCTGATATAGGTGCAACAACTGCTTCGGCAGCAGCAGATGAGGCTACAGCTTTAGCAATAGCGTTAGGATAATGATATGGCAAATACATTCAAAGTGATTACAAGAGATGTTGCTCCAGCCTCTGCTGGAACGCCAGAAACTCTTTATACAGTTCAGTCTGGAAGCACAATAATTGTGCTAGGATTAACACTGGCTAATGTGCATACTGCACAAGTTACTGGTACAGTTCAACTTGTAAGTACAACTACACAAACATCTCAAACACAAAATACCACAGCACATATAGTGAAAGACATACCAGTGCCAGTTGGATCATCAGTAGAAATTATGGCTGGTAACAAGATAGTTTTAAATGTAGGAGATATAGTAAAGATAGATTGTTCTGTTGCAGATAAGCTATCAGTGACCATGAGTTATATGGAGATCACATAATGCCGTATTTAGGTAACACAGCAGGTAATAGATTTGTAGCTAGTAAAGCAGCCACACAGTTTTCAGGTGATGGTTCTACAACTGCATTTACACTAGACCACGCAGTAGGTTCTGATGAGGATATACTTGTATCGGTGGATGGTGTTATACAAGAGCCTTCTGTAGCATATGCAGTAAGTAATGGAACAACACTTACATTTACAGGCGCACCATCAAGTAACTCAGGTAATAACATTTTTGTGTACTACTTGTTTAGAACAGTGGGTACAGTAGACCATCCGTCTACAAGTGCTTTGAGTGCAACAAGTGGTACGTTTAGTACAACTCTAAATGTTACAGGTCTTGTTGGCATTGGTAACTCTGTGCCTTCATCATTTAATGGAGGAGCAAACAATCTTGTAGTGGGAACAGGTAGTGGTTCAGAAGGCATGTCTATATATGCAGATAGTTCTTCTAATAGTGCAATATTCTTTGCTGATGGCACATCAGGTGCTGCAACTTATACTGGTCAGATAAATTATCAACACGCTTCTGATGCTATGACTTTTCATACAAATGGTGGCACGGAGAACATGAGAATTGATTCCATCGGTGCTGTAACCAAACCAAATCAACCTGCTTTTCTAGCAAAACTTTCTGGTAATCAAACTAATATAACTGCCGATGGGTCTCATCAAACCGTACAGTTTGATACAGAAATATTTGACCAAAATGCAGATTTTAATACTAGTAATTATACTTTTACTGCACCAGTGACTGGAAGATATCATCTTTCTACAGTAATATACTCAGAAGCACTAGATACTGATGCAAATTTTTCATATATAACAATACTAACATCCAATAGAAATGCCTTTCTTATATTAACCCCTAAATTCTCAGCAGACCCAAGTTATTGGTTTTTTTCAGGTTCTCTGCTTATGGACATGGATGCAAGTGACACTGCTATTATTACATATGTTCAAGGAACAGGGGCTGCACAAACAGATATAAATGCAACTTCATATTTTTCAGGCTATTTAGTCTGTTAGCCAAGAGTGAAACAACTCAATCATAAAGGAGATAAAAATGGCAAATCACACAAAGACAATAACATTAACAGATTTACAACAAAAGATTCTGTCTAATGATTTATACAATGATATATCAGACAATGCAGGTATAGATG